TAGCTTCATCAATATTAATATTATATTGTTTAGCTTTTTTACCTAATTCACCTCCAACTAAATACCAGGGATTATTCTGCATATTCTTAACTAATTCGGGTGATGCAGTTGGATAATTTTTCTGTATTAAATTATTTACTAAACTACTTTTATTAGTTGATTCAACAACAGGTTCAGTTACCTTTTTAACAACCTGATTACGATTATATTGTCTAACTAATTTACCATTACGAAGATAAGATTTAACTCCTACAACTCCTAATAGACCAGTACCGAGAATTGCGCCACCAAGTAATAAGTTATTACGTTTACCTTTTTTCTTACTAAATGTAGTTACATCTGATATTAGAAACATATTAGTTAGCAAATCTCCCTGTTCCAGATGGTTTAGTATTACGACTCCATAGATTTTTTCTCGACCACCAATTAGCCGAAAACTTATCATCCTTAGTTAATTGACCACTTTTATTCTTAATGCCGCCACTTCTAGCTAAGTAATTTTTACGAGCTTCTGGTGAGTAATTATGTCCGTATCCGATTGCGCCGAATCTAATTACTTTGTATTTTTTCTTACCATCAACTAATTTACTAGCTAATACTATTTTCTTATGCACGCCATCGTTCGCTGCGATTGGCTTATTAGGTGTTAATGTTCTACCATCACGTAACTTTCTCTTACGTTTATCTTTACTTCCTTTGTTTCTCGCAAATGTAGCTAGTTTATTAACAGAAGTATAATAAGCATCTGTATCTATAACTTCACGTCTAGCTATTAATTTCGCTATTCTACTTCTAGCTTTTTTTCTACTTTTACTTGTTAATTGAGAATAACCGCGTTTAGGTTTAACTCCTATTGTTTTATAAAGATCATTACTTAATGAATCATTTATAATTTTATCTGCTTTCTTTACACCATACTTTTCAGCTAATCTTCTTCTACTAGCTTGTTGTAATAGAAATACACGCTCTTGTATTTTCTTACTTCTTTGTTTCTTAATTTCTTTTAACCATTTAGCAGCTTGTTGACTATCACCAGCTAATTCTTCTAATTTTTTATAGTTTTTTAAATCATCATAAGTAATTTGTTTGTATTCATTACCTATGTTACCCGATGCTACTATTTTATCTGGTTTTATTGGTTTAGCTTTTAAATTACTATTTTTTTGTCTTATATCTCTAACTTGCTTTTTAAATGCAGTTCTACCAACTTGTTCTGCATTTACATTAGGCTTTGATAACTCTGTAGGTAAATTATTATCAGATAGTATAGTTTCGGGATTGTTAATTTTATTCTTTAAATCCTTTAACTTCTCTATTTCATTTTGTAGCTCTTTCTGTTTTTTATTAACTGTTTGAGTAGGTATTGGTGTGTTAGGTTTAGGTACATTAATAGAAGATTTAATACCTTTACCTTTTAAAGCAAGGTAACTTAATCCTCCTAATAATGCAGTTCCTAATACAGAATTACGAATTATAGAGTTACGTTGTTTACGTTTAACTTTATCCTTATCACCTTTACCTCGTGCGAAGTTAGCCAGATCATTGATTAGAGTTATCATAGTTAAAGTTGTTTAAGTTATCTATCATGTATATTCCTAAGTCTAAATGGTATAGGTTAAGTAAGTCATTACAAAAGAGAATTAGAACTAGAGAATCTAAAGTTAAAAATGTTAGTAGAGATAAAGTATTGCAGAAGTTATATAAACAAGTTAAATAGAGTTATTTATTCTTACGTTTAGTTAACTTCTTATAAACTGCATAACTTCCACCTGCTGCTAATGCTCCAATTGCAGCACCTCCTAATAGACGTGATTTAATGATTTTATTACTTGCGTTATAAGCATCATTTTTAAGTTGTTTAGTTATAGTACGTCTAACATTAGATTGCGATTTACCTCTATCTTTAGCTTGTTTAGTAAACTGCTCAATTAACTTATTCGGACGTTCCATAACTTCACGTAACTTATCATCGTTTATCTTAGCTCCCGTATCTCGTTTAGCTTGATATGTAAGTACCGCTACTTTCTTAGCTTCATCTACAATACGTTTACCTGATTTAACATCATTACGATAATCATTAGCAATAAGTTCAGTTAGTTTACGTCGTTTATCCCTTATGTCTAACTTACTTACACCTAACTCACGTTTTCGTTGTTCAGTTAATGATTTAAGTCCAATCATATTAACTCCACTTCCTACAATTGCACCAAGTCCACCTACTGTACCTATGTTAACTAATCTAAGTTTACGCTTCTTCTTGTCTTTAGAACCTAGTTTACGTGCCATGTTATTTGAGCCTATTACGTTTATTACGATTCCTTAACTCATTAACTCCAAGTAATGCGCTACCTACTCCTAAGCCAATTAGTCCACCTTTAATTAAGTTAACCCGTTTAACTTTACTGTATGCAGTATTATATAATCTATCTCTTTTTGTATCAGCATATTTTAAAGCCTCATCCTGTAATGTATCTCTGTAATAACGTATAGCATCATTTTTAGCTTTTTGATAACTATCTTTCACCTTTCTATTACTATCTCTAACTTTTCTTCTCATCTGTCTATAGAAATCTCGTTGTTCATCTAATCTGTTATATTCTTTAAGTTGTTTTTCATATTCAAGTTTTTTAGCTGGATTATTATATGTCTCATATAAAGAGAACTTAGGTCTTTCTAATTTTTGATCCGCTAATAAATTTATTTCAGAATCTAACTTTTGTAATTGTGGTTTATTTAAACTTTTTATTCTTTTTACTAAGTCTTTTCGATGTTCTTTAGTTAGCTCTTTGTTGTTATAAAATTCTTGTAGTAGTTTAGGAGTTAATGTTCTAGCTCCATATTTTTCAATACCTTTAGTATTACTCCAGTAATTAGATGCACCTTTACCAGCAAGTAATCCTAATCCAGTTGGTATTCCTAGTAATGCACTATTAACTAATAACTTTCTAGACTTTCTCTTCTTTTTATCTTTATCACCTAATTTGCGCGGCATATTGTTATTTACGTTTATATGAGTTTACTTTAACTATTTTACCCGATTTAGATTTGCGATTGTATGATTTAACATTACCAAGTGATTCCATTGTTTTCTTACCTAAATAAGCAGTTCCTAATGCACCAGCACCTAATATTCCTAATCCTGCTGCTACACGACTCTTATTTGCTCCCATTAATCTAGCAGCACCTTTAATATAATTACCTTTACCATATCTCTTTAATGTGTCCCGAACTGCCGCAAATCTATTACCGAATACTTTAACTTTCTTCGCGGATTTAAGTGCTACATCATCTGAATCTGGTATGAAATTCTTGTCGAAGTATCTATCAGATCCGCCCACATATAAACTTCTACCCTTCGATCCTGTCATACCCGCATACATATTAGGTAGTAATTTAGGATCATCTATTGCTGATAATGTCTCACCAGTTATACCACGATACATACCCCGTTGTATTTTTCGGTATAATACATTACTTACAGTTCCGCCCATGTTAACTTTAGTATTTTTATGCGCTCCAGTTAGGTGAATATAGTTTTTAGATTTATCTATGAAGTCGGTATCATTAACTGCTTTACTAGCACCAGTTCCACCGTAATTAGGATCTAGATAACCACCATTCTTCAATATAGATTTAGCATTTTTTCTACTTGTACTATGTGATTCAAGTCTGACACCTAATGCTCTTGGAATGCCGGATCTAATAGTTTGTTGTCCTAATAATGCCGTACCTGTTCCATATAATCCAGCTTTAATATAGTTAGGTTGATTACGATTATCTTTTTTCTTACCCATAATAAAAATGACGATAGTTTATTACTACCATCATTATAAGTGTTATTTGCTTCGCTGTTAATGTCAGTTTTCTATCTTAATGCACGTCCAGTTTTTGTGATGTTTAATTTTACCCTTAATTACTTTAATTAAACAACTACCATCTAGACCATGTGATTCTCGGAGATGAACTAATCCATAACAACATAACTGTTCATTAGTTATTAAGTTAGTTAATAGGTAACGTTTATTAACTACTTGTTGCCAACTCTTTTTAGCATCATTGATTAACTTATCTTCAGCTAACTTAGCAGCTTTATCAGCTAATAACTTATCTCTTGTTTCCTCTGATTCATTAGCTCTAACACAACTCCAACCGTTAATTTTGCGACCATAACGAGGACTATTTGGATTCATTAATGGGTAAACTGCTTTAGGATTTAAGCCTGTTTCTTCAGTTAAATCTTCCATACCGTAACGACAGAAACTAATACCTTCAGGAGTCGTGAATATGAAGCGTTCTGCATCTGGTAGGTACTGTTTTATAATTGGGTCTGCATTAATATCTCTAACTTGATAACCGTTAATTAAATTAGCGTTATTAATGTGATGTGATATTGTCTTCTGACATATATCTAATTTAAGTTGTTCTTTAATAGCATCAATACCATAAGAACAAAAACTGTAGTTATCTTTATTTAAACTAATACATTCGTATTTGTTAACGTAATCTAAATATGTTTTATCTACAGTTACATAATCATCATTAAGTGATTTAACTTTATAACCTTTATGATTAGTCATCTTATTACGAGCAACTTTAATTAAACTACTTACATCTAAATCTAGTTGTTGTAAGTGAGTTACACCGTAAGTACAATACTCAATTCCATCTGGTGTAGTTATTAAGTAACGACGATTTCTAACTAAACTATTACCTCGTTTTAATTTAGCTTCAGAGGTATTGTTTTTTAATCTAGCAGAAATTAAAGTGCTACCTAACATAGAAGCTCGATAACTTTTATTCTGCCAACGACTCGTCATCGTTCTTTTTAAATACTCTTTACCTTCAGGTGTTAGAAAACAACCTTTACCACCATTTAATACGTTATAACCGTTAGGTGTTAAAGCATTATATTCTTTAATAAAATAAACTTCAGTTTTATCAATTTCTGACTGATCTGTTGTTTCTAAAGTTTTAATAATTTCAATTTTAAATTTATCTACACCATATTTCTTAATTGCTTTTGATAATAAACTTTTAGTTCCAACATAATTACCGGCTCTAATATGTTCTGACCAACGCTTTTCAATTGTCCTATTTGTTTGTCCAACATATTTTTTATCATTAATTGAGTTTGTCACCAAATAAATAAATTGTGGCATAATAATCTCATTTACGTCATAAGATCATTATACCACAACTTAAACTCGGTCTAGTTAGAAATAGGGAATTATTATCTAACTACTTGAGCATACAGATTCTTGGGAGAATAAATTACTGGTAAAACCATTGATCATTTTGTTACCACGTAAGCTCTTTATCCTACGTATCAGTAGTTTCATGTGTTATATCTACTGTTCAGACTATATCATCATCCACTTGGGATGTTCGGCACTCGTGGGTTTGTTACTGTCCGGTCTGGACTCGAAACCTAGTCGTTGAACCTTCAAAACCATTCCTGGTTAAGCTTGGCTGCTGATTGTCCACTTCTGGAGTTTCCAGCAATTCACCGAATTTTTACTACTTAATTACTTAAATAGGCGACTACAAAAAGTTTCAATCGCTTGCAAAACATCGTTGATAGGCACAGTTGTCTTCTCATAAACACGTACCATTACAGGAGATTCAGTACCTGTTAATACACCATCTTTAACAACTTTCTGTTCTTCAGGAGTACCAATAGCTTGCTCACCCATTCCATCCTTGAGGAATACGAAGCAATTCTCATTAAGGAATCGAGCGTTACTGATGTAGCTATCAATAGTATTAGTATTACCAGAGTAGGTATTATCTACTTGATAGAACTCATCATAATCCTTAATAGGAGGTAGGTTATTAGAAGCCATTACCTCTTGTAACATTGGGAAGCTAACAGAACCTACTTGTGCAAATCCAACTGATTGTCTAGCACGAGCAATAGTAGATGCTTGTTTCTGAAGATCACGCAATGCAGTATTACTCATTACGATGAGATCAGGCTTGTAACCATTAGTATTGACATAAGTAGTTACAGCATCTTCTAAGTTAGCGATACCATCAGCATTAGCGTAGTCAGTCCACTTGTTCAACTTAGGAGATGCAGTGTTACCAGTAGCAACAAGAGCATCAGGGAAGTGGTTATAACTAGCACCAGGACGACGGAAATCAATTGTCCATGCAACCTTAGTAATTGCATCAGATACACTCAATTGACCAGTCTGAACAACTTGCCAAGCCATGCTAGTAAGTCTATCAGCATGAGATTGGACGATCCCCTCAATGTGACCATAGAGATACTTAACGAGCATATCGTTAGTACCCTTAATGACGGAGTTATCAGTTAACTTCATGGTCATAACACTAGCGCGTTTATAGGCAGCTTCTTCCATTGCCTTACGCATCTGTTTCTGAGTTACTTCATCGAATGAATAGCTATTACCTAACTTAGCTAGTTCACCGATTACTCGACGGAAACCACCATGAGAGATAACTGGAGGTTCAGCACCAGAAGCAATAAAGTTCGCAACTGGTGTGAGACGTTCACTTACGTATGCTAGGAACTCATCGTCCTCATACGTCTTAATAGGCATGAATTGATCAATAAGTTTAGTTCTCTGACGCAGACGAGCAATAGTATCGTCTACTAGAGTTTCGGCAACTTTAGCTTGCAACTTATCGGTAAGAAAATTAGAAACTGAACCCATAGTAAGAAAAAAGTAGGATAGTGGGCGCGATAACATACATCATTAACATACGTCATTAACGCCCGGTTAGTTAGAATTTGTAAGCGAAATTGATGCTAGGGAATCGTCTAGCAATATCACCATCGAAGTATGGTAGATACTGGATACGAACACCATTAGCAATAGTATAGAGAGCTAGATCCTTAGCTGTTGCAACAGTATAATCAACTGCATGAACATGAAGTCCTACAATTGCATTAACTCTAACACCGATATTAGTACCAATAGGTAGAGCTACACTTGCGTTACCAGTTAATGTAATAACACCAGTTGTGTAATCAATAAATGCAATAGTACCAACAGCAGTTGCATTAGGAACTAGAGTTGCACTAGATAATGCAGCACTAGTTACAGTACCAGCAGTTGTAATGGCGCGGTTAGTAAGTCCATCAACTGCAAAGATAAATACCTTGTTAGTAATAGATGCTGCACGAACTAAATCAGATAATCCAGCAGTAGCATTAATAGCAGTAGCAACTTCACTAGCAGTAGTTGTAGTATTGTTAGTTGTTGCAGTTGCAGTTGCAGTTAAACCTTCTACAGTAACAGTTACAGTTTGAGCAGCAGTTACAGTAGTGATAGTTAGCGTAGAATATGGTTCAACTACAGTTAATACATCACCAGCAACAAAGATATTAGTTGGAGATGCAGTTACAGTTGCAGCACCAGTAGCAGTTACAGCAGTTAACTTAGTACGAGGTAGGAAGCGCAGTACGTTACCTACTTGAGCAACAAATAGTCCAGCAGGAACTTGTTTGCGAGCTTCAGTATTAAGACTAATGTAAGTATTCTGCACAGTTGCCGACACATTAGGATGATTACCATCACTGAATGCGAGAATGGCAGGATCAACTAGAAACGTTTGAGATTGATTGAAATAAGGCATAGTTTATGAACGATATTTTTTAATGTAGTTAGCAGCAATAGAACTCAAATCAGCTTCTTCATCTAATTCTTCTTCATCAAGAACTTCCTCAGCGAAGAATCCCATTTCCATAGCTGGCATACGGTCGAAGATTTCAAGTACAGTATTCATTGCATAGAGTTGAGTTGCAGGATCAACTTCGTTCTCAGCACACACGGTACTAAATGCCGCGATACGTTCATTAGCACTGAAGTTACCCAGTAGAGATTGAACTGCAAATGGAGTCATCTTACCAGCTTCTACAAGAGCGTAAGCACGTTCAGCTACATCAGCTAGAGCTTCTTTAATCTCAGTGTTGCGTTTAAATTCGGCGAACTCACTGTTCTGGTATGTAGCATAGTCAGCTTCCTGGTCTTCTTCATCTAATTCTTCATTCGTATCTAAGTAATCATTGATGTCTTCACCACGACTTTCAATACCCATAACTAATAGTTGATTTTCAGTAGCTTCATCAAGTCCGAGAACTTTAGATAGTGCTAATGAGAGATTATCAGTAGGAGCAATTTCACCTTCAATGATACCAAGTAATACATCAGGATTACATTCTAGAGCATCACTGAGATCAATTAGATATTCCTCAATGTCATCATAACCAGCAGCTTCGCCAAGTTCAAGTAACGCTGCACCATATTCACTACCTACACTAAATTCGGCAACTTCATCACCAGTAGAGTAAGCAGCTTCACCAACTACATCATAGATATCTTCTTCATCAATTTCTAATTCAGCAGCAATGCGTTCTTGTAGGTCGAGATATGCTTGAGTCATGTGTTGCTTATATTCGTCCTTCAACATCACACCAGCGGCAACTGCATTTTGTAGATTCTCAACTAAATCCGCAAATAGTTGATTGTGATATTCAATAGCTTCGTTCATAATACGTCTTAGTTATTTGTTTTGTTGTTTATATGCGTGTCTTATACCGAGTCCTGTACCAATGGCTAATCCAGCAGCACTACCTCTTAATGTTCTACGAAATGTATTTTTAGGGTTACTAGATATTAAACCTAAGACTCCACCGATTTGCGCTCCATTAGCTGCACCACTAGCAGCTTCACTAGTTAATGTAGCTCTACCTAATTTACGTAAGCTAAACTTGCGAGGTTTCTTATCCTTACTACCAGGAGTCCTAGCGAAATCAGCTATTCGGTAGTCAGATAATAACTGCATTATTTTTTCTTACCTTTCTTCATAGCTTTGTAAATACCATAACCAGCACCAGCAACAGTTCCAGCAGCTAAAGCACCAAGTCCGATTTTACCAGCACGAGTTCCAAGTACATTACGAGCAGCTTCAACAGTTTGTCTAGCACGATTACCTATACTACCAGTAGAACCAATTACAGATTTCTTAGATTTTAAATTAGAGTAAGGAACGTTAGCACCAATATCAGATGAGTCATAAGCAGCTTTAGCTTTATTAATAGGATTACCCATCCAATCACCAAATTGTTGAGATTTCTTACCAACAGCTTTCATATCACTATCAAATCTACCTCTAGCTCCACGTCCAGCCATTTCATCACCAAGAGATGAAATATCATCAGATCCTACACGCGCTTTACGTAACTTATCTAATTGTTTACGTCTAGATAGTTCAGCACCACCATATCTCATACCAGCAGCTCCAAGTCCAGCTAATCCAACTGCACCAGCACCAATACCAGCATATAAACCAGCACGAGATTTACGTTTCTTCTTATCCTTACCTCTACCTCTAGCAAAATCAGCGTTGTCGCTAGTTAATGATTCAAATTCTGCCATCGTATAGGCAGCAATAGGACGATTTGTATAATTCATAGACGTTAGTTATAGTTATTTATTACAGTTTGTTTCTTACCACTTAATCCGCGGTATGCTCCAACAGCTAATCCAGTTCCAACTAATGCACCAGTACCGATAGCTAAACCTTTACCAGTTTTAGTCTTCAATGCAGTTTTACCAGCTTGATAAGTTGCAGATCCGTATTTACGTAATCTTCCAGCTTTAACTTGTTTCTGCTGTGCAACTTTATTAACAAATGATTGTTTAACATCATCTGCATCTTTACTAACGCGATTAATAACACGTTTACCTAAATTCTTAACACCATCAATGCTTTCGCGGAGCAAACCGAACTCAGCACGATTAACTGCTTCCATATCAGCCATACTAAATGCTGCAATAGGTAATCCACTAGCATAACGAGCGTTAGGATCATTAGGAGGCATACCCCAATTCTGTTGTTGACCTTGAGCTTGATAACCTTGCACTTGGTTCGGATAAGATCCACCATTAGCTTCCTGCATCATAGGATCTTGTTCTTCCTCACCAGATCCAATCAACGTAAGAAAACGAGTGGCGAAATCATTAATAGCTTGATACTGTACTTCTTCACGACTCTGACCGTTAAGTGCTTGTTCATCAATAGTCTGAATAGTTTCAGTTAGTTCCCATAACTTATTAGTTAAATCTTCGTATTGATTACGAATCTTATCTAACATATCATCACTGTTCTCTAAGTCGTCAAATGTAAGTGCATCTGATTCAAATTCAGCACGTTTAAATAGACTTAGATTAGCAATGGCGGGATTAGGTGTTGCACTAATTTCACGTATTGCATTACTTACTACATCAATGCCAGGACTAAGTGTGTTTAATAATCCTTCATTTAACTGACGTATTGCTTCACCACTTTTAATTGCGATTTGATTAACAAAGATACCTAACTTACCAGTTAATCCCTTATCATCAGCACCAGGAAAATTATCTTCATTAATAGTAGTGCATTGAAATTGAGATTCTACATCTCCAATAACACTAGATTGCTCCTTCTTATGATCCATCAATACTGGAATGCGAGTCTTAGCAAATAACGCATTAGAGTTACTAACTATCTCACGTATTCTAGCTGGACTAAATGTATGTGTTCTCTTCTTAGAGTCAACATGAGTACCTTCAATTAGGACTAATCCTTTCTTAATTACCTTATTAGGTGACTCACTTATTGTTTCTAAATTAGAAGCTGAAAAATAAGCTAATTTATTCATACTTGTTTATTGTGATTTAACTCCTACTAGCTCTATATGTTTCATAATAGTGAATATAATAGACATAGTGGGTTATTGTTCTTAATAAGCACATGATAGATAAACGTAAGTTAATCGGTAACAAAATTAAACGAGCTAGACAAGAAGCTAATTTAACTCAGGAACAGTTAGCTAAGGAACTATTTATGCAGAGAAGTGTATTAAGTAAGATAGAGACAGGTAAGTATTCTGTAGCAGCAGATAGACTAGGCAACTTTAGTCGAGCATTAAATAAAAAAATAATCTATTTTCTAAGTGACATCTAATGGTTAAACAAGACGTTAAAGTTAAATCGTATGTAAGGAAAGGTAAACTAGTTAAACAGTACCAACGTAAACAAGACAGTGCATTAGTTAAAGCAACTATAGTTACTGCAAGTACACTTGGACTAACTGCTGCTAGTTACCTATTACTAAAACGACGTTATATAGGTAACTTAGATAAAGCAGCTAAGTCAATTAAAGTCAAACCTAATGTAGGTATTATATTAAAGAATAATATTGATGATATTACATTTACTATAGGTGGATTTGGTGGAGTTGCTGCAAATGAAGGAGTATTAAAACAAGCTGAAGGATTAACAACTGCTTTACAACGAGCAACGCCTGTTAAGGTAAGAAAAAATATACAGTTCATATCATTAGATCACACCTTTAAATTACAGACGATAGATAAGAATGATCCGGCTTATTTCCCTAAGTTAGTTAAAAAAGTAAGTGAACCATTCTTCAGAGGTCGTAACGATGAGTCAATTAAATTAGCTGAAGATATTTATAGTTGGCACATTAAAAATCCAACTAAACGAATAAGTATAGTTGGATATAGTGCTGGAGGTAATATGGCTAGAGATATTCAATACATTTTAAATAAACGAGGCATTAAAGTTAAAGTAGCAACTATTGGAACAAGTGACTTTAAATTATTACCAACTAAGAATGATCTTAATATAATGGGTGATAAAGATTGGTTCGAGAAGTTACGTGCGCCAAACTCAGTTGTAATACCTAACGTTAATAGTCATAGATTAGATGCTTATTTAACAAATGCAGATACCAGAAGTAATGTAACTAAACCTATTATTAAACATCTATATAATAACTAAGTTGACTTCTTAGGTCTACCACGTTTACGTTTAACTGGAGTTGCTGGATTTGGAGTTCCTGGATTAACTCCTAACTGTTGTTTAAGTTTCTTAGCTAATGCTTTACGAGTTGCACGTCTATCTTCAATATTACTAGCTCCCTTATAACTAAAGTCTTTATTAGTCTTGATAGCTAAATATAGATCATTATCTGAATTATAGTTAACTGAAGTTAGTTTACCACGTGCATTATTAACTCGTTTATTAAGTGTTGCATCATTACGTTTAATACGTCTAGTAATTAAACTATCTTCACGTTTAGTAAACGGTTGTATATTAACTGCTTCACTTGGTAAGTTATCTAATTCGCGTATGTATTTACGTCTAGCGTCTCTAGTCATAGCTCCACCAGTTACACTAGCTGCCATAATATCACCAGTTGTATTAGTGATAGGTTGACTTATAGTTTTAGCAGTTTTATTAAATACGCGCTTAACAGTTGGACTAACCTTATTTACAATCTTCTCACTTAATTGCGCGATATTACGACGATATTTAAATGCAGTTAATAAACCTGCTATAGAAGTCGCGCCTATTAATCCTTTACTAAGATTGGTTAACTTCTTCTTACCATCCTTATCTCTCTTAAATAACTTATCCGTTACTTTAGTTAGTACACGATTATAACCACGTACTAACTTACCTTTACGAACTGATTGTTTAACTTTAACTTGTTTCATTATTTAGAGTTAAGTGCTTGTTTTTGTCTACGTTTAGCTAAGTAATAACTTAATCCACCACCAAGTCCAGCACCAATAGCTGTACCTGCAATTGCAAGTGGAACAGTTAACTTTTTAGTACCTTGCATTGAACCATACATCATTTTACCGAGGTTACTATCAGCATGAGCCGCACCATGTATTACTGCACCATAACCAGTTCCAATACCGCCCATTATTAATGCTGACTTTCTAGCTTGATTTTCACGTTGTTCAGGTGTCATACTTCTAATTTGTTTATTCTGCGCTTCATTAAAAATTTCATAAGGTGTTCTATCCTTCCTCTTCTTTTTATCTTTACTTCCTAGTCTACGAGCATAATTAGATTGATTTACATCAGATAGAATAAACATATTACTTAATGATAAGTTGTTAAATAAACCGAGGAACTTCTTTCGTGGAGCTTTACCTATTCTTGGTGTAGTAGTATAACCAGGACGTAATATCATTGGATGAACCTTAGCTTTATTACTTGTACCACTGGAAGTAGTCTGAAAATACTGACCAATTTCATCTTGCATACGTCTAGTTAAATCACCTTCTGCTCTTGTTTTCTTACGTGCATCACGTTGTCTATCAACAATACTCTTCTTAAACTCATCAGATTGTCCAGCTAAATCTCCTGTTTTAGTATGAGCTATGGCAGCTTTCTGTGCATTAATCTTCTGATCTAACTTAGTGCTTTCGAGAAATCCCTTACGCATCTTAAGTTTATTTCTACGAGCATTATCTAATAGGGTTTTACCTTGTCCTTGTATTGGACTATTAGAATCATTAGCTATAGTTTTAGCTAAGTTTTCATTTAAATCAGATAACTTACCATAAGCAATCTTAACAAACTTAGGACTATTTTTAAATGCTTCATAACCATCTACGTTGCTACGCTGTAATCCTTTATTAATAGCACCTATTCTAGCTCCAGTATAAATAGTACCACCAACTAATCCTGCTCCAACTAGACCTGCTCCAACTTTAGCTACAGTACCTAGTATGTTGCGGGATTTACGTTTAACTTTATCTTTACTACCTAATTTACGTGCCATAATTATTTATCTTTATTACGTTTATCTTTATTATAGAAGGGATTAAGTCTCTCAAATGTTTGAACTAACTTACCTTTACGAGCATAGGCTTTAACTTTAATCTTACGACTTGGTAACTTATAGTTTTCTAATGTTTCTTTACGATCTTTATATCCACGTTTAGCTACATCTTGAGTATTCTTAACTAACTTCTCAATTTCACGTCTCATTGATTTTAAGTCACGTTTAAGTTTCTCTGGATCTGCTACATAACTATCATATAATGCCTTAACATCAGCACTTATTACTGATTGTTTCTTCATCTCAGCTAACATTTGTTCAGGAGTCATTCCATCTAATTGCTTCTTAAATGGTTTCAATATACTATTTACTCTTGCACCAATAAATTTAGAACCACGTTCAACATCTTTTTCAGTTAACTTACCTGCTTTAGAACCACGATAACCAAGTACCTGTATTTTCCTAGTTATTACATCACCTATAGAACTTAATCCATTTCGTTTATCCCAAAATACATGATCTGGATTCTTACCACTTAGAAATGTATAACCTTTACTACGTTCTAGGAACTCTTTAGGTAACTTCATTGAAGAAGTAACACCTTCCATAGTTCCACCATAACCAGGATCTAAATAACCCTCTTTAATAATATTTGCAGCAGCTTTACGACTAGTACCATGTTGTTCTAAACGTACACCTAACGCTCTAGGTAAACCACTTCTAATAGATTGAGTTCCTATAGCTGCTGATCCACCTAATAGTGCAACTCCGCCTATTTTCTTACCTACTTGAGATTTCTTCTTATCGGAGTTATCTGAGTCTTTGAATTGTGCAATAATCATAGTTGTATTATCTATTTAATAGTTTACTTAATTTAGGAATAGTCGTATCTGTAAGAAAAAAGGAACGGCGCGATTTAGTGTCATTAAATAATGTTAGTTTGCGTGAACTACTAAAATCATCTAACATACCACTAAGTCTATCAATGTCAGCATCAGTTGGAGTAGTTATATTAGTTGCAACTTCACGACGTTTAGTTAACTCACTTTGATAGATGTCTAATATTGATTTATCTCTAGTAATAACCTTCTTTAACTTAGTTGCATAATCCCTATCTACAACTGATTCTACATTAAGTTCATTTACATCTACTTTAGGTAACTTAAAGTAATCTCTATATTCAATTATCTGTTTACGTAAATACTCACGTTCACTTTCTTTATTAAACTTACCTGTTTTAAATCTATTTAAACTAAGTAACAAACTATCTAGTTTAACTAACTCATTATTACTAACGTTATACTTCTGTAATCTACGACTAATAAGACTAATAGTTCTCTCTAATTTAACGTCGGTCAACTTAGCAGCTTCACTAGCAGTTTTATTAATAGTTGATTCACTTAGGTTATAAACCTTAGATGGTAATCTAACTCTAACTATATCTAATTTAATTGCATTGTTAATTACTTCATTAACTACACCTGGAGTATTAGTTACATTAACGATTGGAGTTGGCACATTAACTGTTATGTTCTTAATTAATGACTTAACTTCATCTAATGATCTTGCACCATTACGTTTACCTAATAGATATGCACCACCTAATAATGCAGTTCCAGTTGCACCTATAGCAACATCACGTATTCTATCTCTGATTGATCTATCGTAACTTCTAACTACTTTACCTTTCCTAATAAATGATTTAACTTTAGTGCGCTTGAAGTTCGCGGTATCTGACATTAGAAACATATTATTTCTTACCTTTATTAAGTTTACGTAATCGTTGTTTCTCTATATTTCTTTTACGAGCAATATTTATTCTATTAACTACATTTAATAAACCTGCTCCAGTTATTGCTCCCATTAAACCTATAC